CGTTCCAAAGGCTTTACGAAGTTATAGCGTTTCGTGAAATATTACACCTTTGGACATTTCATAACTTGTGAAAACGCCCAAAGTTATATAGTAAAATTATATAAAAATAAATGACATAATTACGTATGACTTGTTTTTTTTGTGGGGCAAAAATTTTAAATTTTGAAATTAATAGAAAACAAAAAATGGCTCATATATCACAATGTTCAAGATTTATATATTTATTAAAATGTAATAAATGCTGTAAAGGTTTTGATTATAGACATTTACGAAAACACAAAGAATTATTTAATGATACATTAATATTAATCGGCGTTCCAAAGGCTTTACGAAGTTATAGCGTTTCGTGAAATGTTAAAAGGTGTAATAAATATAAATAATAATAAATATATAAAATATGTCTGATTTAGATTATACTGTTGAAAATTGTAGTGAAAGATATAAAGAACATATAAGAGTTTCTAAATATGGAGATACTATATATAATACAACAAAGGAAAATATTATATTCTTGTTTGATAAGAAAAAATATATTGTTAATTTTACTTTGGAATATACTTTTGATTTTAAAAATGGATTTACTAATACAAAATTTTCTGATTTTAAAATTAATCGCACTACAAATCCAAGTTTAATGTATGAATTTATTAAGTGTATTCAAAAAAATTTTGTAAATACTTATCATTTATCTTGTTAAAATTTATAGTACATTTTTTTGTGACGATAATATCCGCTGTCATATTTATATAATTAGATAAATTTAATGGGTAGTTATTACGAGAATAATATATATTATTTTGGGCTTAAAGGGCTTTAAGTTGTTTTACACCTTTTACACCTTTGAAGATTTCATAACTTGTGAAAATGAGACAAATAATATTATTATATAAATAATAATATTAATATTTATATAAATAATACTTATATAATACAATAAATAATGCCATTGCGAAAAGTAATACCGTTACGAAATATAAAAATAGAAGAGATTGATGAATTTCATGAAGAAAGCAATGAAGATAAAAATAATTTTACACAAAAATATTTTTTTATGATTGAAGGTTATTCAAAGTCGAGTAATATTGGTTTTGTAAAAATTGAAATAAGTGGGGGAAATAGTGTTTATGAAGCTTATTTTTCTGCTTGTGATAAAATTAGAACAAATTTGTTTGTAAATTACAATATTAGTATTGATGAAATGATGGCATCAAAATGGCGTTTATTAGAAACAAGTGAAGTTATACAATCTTCAGGATGTGGTTTTTATACTTTAGCTGATGAAAATGGGACAAATATTGAAAGATTTAGGGAAGATGAAGAACGTTATTTAATGTCTTGTGAAGACAAATAAAAAAATTAAATAGTCTCATTTTCACAAGTTATGAAATCTTCAATGGTGTAAATGAGAAAAGGTGTAAATCTTCAAAAGTGTAAATGTATATAAAACATATAATAAAAAATTGAATAACTAATTAGATATAAACTTATTTATAATAATATAAGTAATCCCAAAATGAATTGTTTTAAAACTGAGCAAGAAAATCCTACATTTATATTTATTGATGGCAGCTATTTCAATTTTCATCGTTATCATTCACTTTTAACTTGGTGGAAAAATGCGTTCCCCGAGCAATTGGATGAAATAAAAGACCCATTTCAAAATCAACAATTTGTCGAAAAATTTAAAAAAACATTTATTGAACACGTTATGAAAATACCCAAAAACTTAAATTTGGTTGGTAAGAATAAGACCGACAACGTAAAACCTATAATGATTGTAGGGAAGGATTGTAAAAGAGACCAAATATGGCGTATGAATTTATTTCCAGAATACAAAGGCACTAGAGACAATTCTCCCGAATCTGGATTTATGGGAGGACCATTTTTTAAGATGGTGTATGAAGACAAGCTATTTATTGAAGGAGGAGTAAAACATATATTAAGTCATCCACATTTAGAAGCAGACGATTGTATTGCTATTTCTGTCAAACAAGTATTACAAATGTATCCAACTTCGACCATTTACGTGATAACAAGTGATAAAGATTATTTACAATTAGCGGAACCACGCGTTCATTTATATAATTTAGCTTATAAAAAATTAACCGACCAAAAAAGCAGCACAGGGAATCCAAAATGCGACCTATTTTGTAAAATAGTAATGGGCGACCCTAGTGATAATATTGCTTCCGTATTTCCAAAATGTGGTCCAAAAACCGCATTAAAATATTTTGAAAACAAAGAATCGTTTGAATCCCGACTTAACTCATCAGAAGTATTCAAAAAACAATATGAGTTAAATAGCACAATTGTAGATTTTAATAATATTCCACAGTATTTAGTAGATGAATTTCTTACAAGCTTAGAATAAATTATTTGATAATTTTATTTTTTATTTGATTATTATATATGTATAACGCATTAAACACAATCAGCCAACTCGATACATTCAATAGTTTTGTTAAGGTACAAAATATAGATGATATAATTGAAGGAGATATTATTAAGGTTAAACCAGACACATATGGTGAATACACATCATTTAAAATGTTATATGGCACGGATTATGCTAAAATTATGAGAATTAACATAAATAAAAATAAAGTAGAGGATTCTGTAATTTTAATAGTAGGTTGTGACGAAAATGGCAAAGTTCCGAATCCAGCAAACCCAGCAAACGGAAGGGTATTTTTCAAAAATATTGATATTAAGGTTGACAAAATACCAATGGCTGCGGCTGCTGCTGGAGGTGCTAACTATAAAAGTAAGACTAGAAAGCATAACGGAAGTAAATATAATAAAAGCAAATCTCGTAAGTATAACAAAGGTAAAAGTAAAAGCAGAAGCAAAGGTAGAAAATAAACAATATGGTATAAAAACTTAAATATATTTTTTTATAAACTATAATGGACCCAAATAATTTATTACCAGACAATAGACTAATTGACCAACATTCATTTGTTTTAGACCCATTATCCGTTATAATTAAACTAGCGATTCTTAGTAACAAACCTGTTGGAACAAAAATATGTATTTTAAAAAATGTAATATATCTACAAATACCTGGCCCTTTTCAAGCATTTTGTAGGTATTTATATAAAACCAACAAAACGGATTTACAATATCTGTATAATCCAATTGAATTAGCTTGTAATAGATATTTAATGCAACCTATTATAGATGAATATCCTGGATTAAAAGAGTTATTCAAATGTGCTCAAGGTGGCATCATAAAATTAATAGAAACATATAAAAATAGTTCTATTATGCGTTTATGTTTAAATTACTATCATACCCTTATTTCAAACTATTTAGATGAAAAATATAATGAAACACTTTTCAAAAAAGACAATATGACGTCATTCTATACGACAGAATTAGTCGACTCATTTAATAAATTATGGACGCCGGATAGAATTAAAATAGTGCTTAACTTAGCTACATATTTAATCAATAACGAACACGCTGTTTCTGACGTGAAATCATTAGAAAATATTATGGACAATATTGATATACAAACACAATCAGTTTTTTCTTTGGTTTAGATTATCCTTTGAATGGGTTATTATAATTTTATTTTATTCAAAATCAATAAAATAAATAATAACCAAAAATAAATAATAACCAAAAATAATAAATGTCGTCGATAAAGCGAAATAGTTCTAGTATGAATAAATTACTTAAAACTTTAGACAGTCCTAGTATTACAAATACTGTAGAAAATGATATAGCCCAGAGTCAGAGTCAGAGCCAAAGTCAAAATCCTTCAACAGCACCAGCTACTGTTCCAAATGAAGAATCGGTTGAAGATACGTGGAGCAACATAATTACATTGGAGACATTTAACGATTGGATAAATGTATCTACATACAAAATTGAATGTTTAGATTTAGCAATAAAAACATATAGATGGAGGTTACAGAATTTTATTCTATTCGGTCTAGTTCTATCCACCCTGTCTGGCACCATAAGCGTAACCCAATTTGGAAACTATCCAGAGTCCTTAAAATTATTTTTAAACTGGGCATTAACAATTACAAGTTTTGCGGTAGCTCTTTTAACAGGCGCTGTCAAAACATTTAAATTACAAGAAACATTGGAAGAGTATATTCATTTAAAACAAAATTGGGTTTCATTTAGTGCCAAAATTAGCAACGAAATATATCTACCAAAACGATTAAGACGAAATGCCGAAGTCCTCATTAGAGAAAACAAAGGAATATTTTTGGATTTACTTAAAATAGACGTACCTATTCCCAAGTATATGTCTATATTAGCCGCAAAACATATAGATAAGGGTGACGATATTGAAAGTCAGTATTATAAATACAGAGACAATATAATCAAAAATGAAAAAGCTATGAATGAAGGTTGTATGAAATGTTTAACCTGTTGGTATAATTGTTGCTTTTGTTTTTATAATAAGGATACTGCTAAAAAAATAGAGGATAATAAAGCATTATCCAAAACAATTAAATATAGTCAGATAGAAAATGCGACCACATATAAACGCAAGGCGTATCAATATACACTTGCTTCAATTATGCTTAACAATGTCAAAAATGAATATAATGACATCAAGAATGAAACGAATAAAATGAATACTATAGAAACACAAATAGAGGAAAACGACCATCTGAACAGTGATAATAAATATACAGTTATAGTAGCCAAACCAATTGAACCGCGAAATGAAGCAGACCAACAACCATTTGATTTTTCAAAGTTACGCGAATCATTAAAAGGAAAAATACAAGGGAAAATTGGTTCATTTAGGTCAAAATCATCCGAATCTTCCGAATCCGAATATTCAGAACCAACTGAAGTAATAGAAACATATGAAGCTGCTGATAACCCGGCTCCAAATACAGCTGCTGATGATAAACCTGTTGTTCCAGAACCAGCTGTCGCAAAAGAAGAAAAATCTGACGAAGTTGTCGCCAATCCAGAACCAAATAATATTCCGCCAAAAATTGCTGCTAAAAAAAAGGAATTTTGGCCTAGAGGCAAAGACAAAAAATAATTATAACCAAGTAAGTAAAATATATAGCTCTAAACCTATATATTTTATAAATTTACCACATATTGTATCGTATTGTATATTGTAGCATACACTCGAACCATTTATTTTTTCCCACGTTTCACACTTTTGTTTCTTTTTGGATTTTTTTGTCGTTTCATTGTTTTTTTGGAATAGCCTCCACTTTTTGTCTCCTTATTGTCATTTTCGGTCTCTTTATTATCATCTGTTTTCTTTTGTATTGGTGTAGCTTGATACGCATATGCTTCTTTTAATAATGCGGGTCTATATTGGAACCCAAAAATATCCGCCCACGCTTCTCTAATGCGTTCAAATTGGCTTTGACATTTTACTGCTAATCTTTGAACCGGGTTCACCTCTGTTCCAGGATAAAGTTCCAATTCAATTTCAATGTAATATGATAATTTTGATTTTTTTTCCTTAGCTATATTGTATTGCTCATTATGGGTATAATTTATTAATTGACCAGCTGGATATAGCTGCGATGGTTGTTGCTGCGATGGTTGTTGCTGCGATGGTTGTTGCTGCGATGGTTGCTGTCCCATTGGATACGTTTGACTGTATGGCATTGAACCATATGGATACGTTTGACTGTATGGCATTTGATTTAAAAATGGGGATTGTAAATCTTCGTATTGTGTTCTTAGTTTTTTCTCTCCGCCTTTAAATAAACCTTCTTCTTCTGTTAATTCGCTCAAACTAGTTCTTCGGCTAACAGGAACACTCGAGTCGCCACTTTCGCTTCCACTTTCGCTTCCACTTTCGCTTCCACTTTCGCTTCCTAAACTAATTGTTCTGCTAACAGGAACAGTCGAGTCGCCACTATCGCTTCCTAAACTAGGACTTTCAACATCACTTGGAAAAAGTTTTTCGATTACACTTTTAGCGGCAGCCTTCTTACTGGAACTTTCACTAAAAATATCACCATATTTACCAGTATAATATGATGACTCATCATCAGCATCCTTATCATAAATGCGATTAGTTTCTTTTAAATTTGCACTTTCAATAATTGTCTTTACTAATTCATCTAAAAAATCCTGAAATGTTTTGTTTTGTCTAGAAGAATGGTCTTGACATTCTGTTATCATTATATACAAAATTTGTATGAAAGTATCGATTTTTTCAAAAAAATCCTTAACAATAGAGTCCGTTATATCCGATGTTCCTTGAATTACAATACCTTCAGTAAAATTTGGTTTATTTGTTATATTTTCTTTTTGTAAAACCTTCGTAATAAGTTTTGTTAAATTGTTTATTTTAACTGTGTCTAACACTGGTTTAAATTGGCTACCTGTATGAAAATTTTCATTATAAATACCAATATTTTCTAAAAGTTGTTTATATCCATTTGCTTGACTAGATATTTTCTCACAATTTGTTTCGGGGGTAACAATATTATATAAGTTAATAAAATATTCCAGTATAGACTCTAATTTATCAATATCATAATATTCACTTATATGAATTCCTGATTTTATTTGGTCTAATCTCTTTATTTTTCCTTTAAAATCTTGAATATTATTTTTTATTGCTTCAATTATATCTCCACCATCTTCATTATCTCCATCATACATAGCTGATTCATATTTTTTATACAAACTTACTATTTCTTGAAATTTGCTAATTAAATATATAACATCTGGTTCCAAATTTTTAATTTCAAGATGTTTTTTCTCGTATTCGCCTTTAGTGCTTATAATCATATCATATCTAGTAAATATATTTTCATATTGTGTCAAAGTAATATCTCGCTCATTGTCTAATTTACGAAACCAATCCAATAATTCTTCTTGATTTAAATCAGATAAATTATAAGAGTCTAGAGAAAATAACTCTGTTGTATCCTTTCCGAATTCACCCAAATATTTTATTTTATTATTTGCGTCCACTATTTCTTTATCAACAATACATAGCGATTTGTATAATTCTTTTATTTGATTTGGAATCGAACTAAAACTATATATATAATACCCGTCTGTATCAATATCATTTGTATTTCTAACTAATTTAACAATTTCATCATCCTTATTTTTATCAATAAACAAATATATCACATCATTTATTTCATTGTAGTTCTCAGAACATAAAATTTCTATCTGGTTATCTTTATTTATATAAAAACAAATAAATGTTATTCCTAATACGGATTCCAGTATTTTAATTATGTTTGTTATTTCATTATTTGTTTTACCTTTCTTATGTTCAATATCGTATCCATTATCTTTAATTAGCTCTAATAAAGATTGTATAGTAAATCGATTAACTCCGTTTTCATTTTGTTCAGTGTAATAATTTACAGTATCCGCATTTAAATAATCTAATTGTCCATTCAAAGCACTTGCTACAGAATCCAATAAATTTTTGCTATTATACACTATCCACCCTTGTTCTAAAGAAGGGTAATATTCAAAAAATGCTGAATTTAATTTTACAGTATTTTCAATGTCGAAATTAGCAGCATCAACATTAATTTCCTTATTAAAAAGTGAAAAAGCTAGCAAGTTATTATCTGAAATATATTGAGACAATTGAAATCCATTTAATAACTGGGTTAGATATTTTTGAAATCCTTTCTTGCTTATTATAGGCGTTAAATATCGTGAAAATAATTCGCAATTTGAAAAAAATTGTTTCAAATGTAAATCATTATTTTTTATTTTAGAATCTTGTATATCATTTGTTTGTGTCGCCAATAACAGCTTTTCATTTATTTTTTCTACAGTATCAAAATTTTCTATTTCCCAAAATACAGAATGTGGAATTACATGTTGAACTTCTCTGCTTTTGTTTTGTTGTGTATTATCTTGTAAATGCTGTAAATGATATTTAATCATAAAATAATATAGAATTTGATTAGTTAGAATCGTTTTATCCATTACAATGATATTTCTCTCAGCAATATGTAAATTATACTCTCTTAAGCATTGTATTTGTAATAAATGTGTAAATAATATTACTAAATTAAAAAGTGTTTCTTTTAACTGTATTATGTTTTTGTAAGCCAAGAACTCTTTCTTTTCCGATGAATTTTTAAATTTAACCGTTTCTCCTTTACTATTTACGATTTTAAGATTTTCACCCTTATCAGGCACATAATTAAAAAAACTCAATACATCTGTTGTCAGCGTTTTGTTACTTTTTGTTCCTTTGATATCATATGTTTTAACTATTTTTTCATATTCCTCGGAAATTAGTTGATATTTATCTATATCTTTATCATTTATCCCCTTTTTTTCCATAATCGGTGTTGCTAACCTTTCCATTTCCTCTATATTTTCTGTGAAAAATATGGAAACGCCTTTGATAGTATTGTTTATAGATTCATAATACGCTTTAAAAATACGTAAATTGTTTACACGACTTGTTAAGGATAATATATTGATGTATATATCAATTTGTCTTCTCTCTATCTCTAATACCTCTGGAAAATCAACATATTGTTCAAATTGTTCCTCAAAATTAATTTTTTGTTGTAAAACTTTTAATTCATTATCAATTAATTCACGTCTTTCTTGAATTCGAGATATATCTAAATTTGTGCTTAAACCCTTATATATATCAATATCAGAATCGATACAAATATTTTTTAATTCAGAAAAACTCATATTATCTTCTTCAGTAACATCATTTTCACCCTTATTCACAATTTTTGTGTAATTATTTCTGATTTTATTCAAAATTTCTACAATACAAGAAAAATAATCGGCTTGTTTTTTTAAATACTCTATAATCATTTCAAATGTATCACTACAAACTATAAATAATTGTATTTTCTCTTGTTTCAACTCTTCCAATTTGCGAATTATTTCGTTTTTAAAATTATTTGCCTCTATATCTGTAAACAAACCCTCTGGTGAGCCATAATTATCCTTTGCTCCGTTATTCAAACCTATATTTTTTATTTTAACGGTAAATAAGTTATTCGATTTTTCGTCAAAATTCTTTTTTGATTTATTAATGCTAACCATTTGACTATTGAGCTCATTGCTTAAATTAAATAAGGTGCTTTTTAACCCTATGTATTCCAAGTATTTTTCTGAAAAATCAATATCCTTATTTGTTTTAATATAATTTTGTATTTGTTCATCATTTATTAAGAGAGAAAATGTAACAGGGTCTAATCCCAAATTTATTGTTTGGTTGCTATAGTTTATAGAAGGATTATTTAAAGATAAATAAACTTCATCCTCATATTGCTCTGTAACTAGGCCTATTAATTCTTCATATTCTTTTGTAGCATTTTCCAATTTTTTACTAAGTTCATCCCTGTATGAATCGGTTTCTTGTAACACAGCTTCTGTATTGTTGCTAATTATTTTCGCAGCGGCTAAGTTTCCCTGATGTAGTTCATTTGGTATCTTATTTAACTCATCTTCAGCTTGTTTTATGCCATCTGATGAAAAATATGCCAACAGTTTATTTGTTGGCTTCCTATCTATTTCCCACTGTCCTGGCGTCCAATGTCTACCAATAATAGTATAAGGTCTTTTATCTAAATAAAGCAAGCTATTTACAGAAAATAATGTATCTATTGTCTTTTGTATATTATTATCAATATACCCATCTTTAGTCGCTTCTGATAAAGTTTTTTCTTTTTGCATAAATAAAAAGTTACTTAAAATACGATTAACCAAACTGTCAAACTGATTTGCTTCGAAAAATTGTGTAACTTTCGCGTCTTTCGGAGCATCTGAAGGGATGTCTGTTAGAGCCATTTTATAGTATTTGATTAATGGGTCAAAATATACTGTATGACTTTTTGATTCGGGAACTGTCATAGAAGGAGTGTAAGTAATTTTATAATGATTTGGAATACGTGTTGTTATAAATATGGACAATGTATTTGGAATTGGTATGGCTTCCTTGGTATCTTTTTTTTCATTTGTTCCATTTGGTTTAGAATCCTCATTATCCTTTGGTTTAGAATCCTCATTATCCTTTGGTTTAGAATCCTCATTATCCTTTGGTTTAGAATCCCCATTATCCTTTGGTTTAGAATCCCCATCATCCTTTGGTTTAGAATCCCCATCATCCTTTGGTTTAGAATCATCATTAATATTGTTCATTATATACTTTAATATACCGATAGATTTTTTTAAATGTTAGTAAATACTTTATATTAGAGAAAAGTATTTGCTTTATTGTATTTTACTTTATTGCGCTGCAGCCAAATAGTTATGGAACAATGTAAACGAATGTTTTTGTTGCTTTTTTTCCTTATCTCTTCTCGCCTTTTCTAAAACTTGTATTGCGTTATTAACTTCATCCTCTGTAACAAGTCCATCTTCATTTACATCTACTAATTTGTGTAGTATTCTATATTTTTCTGGAACGACACAATATGGACTCTCTTCATTAAATAAATGGTCTGATAACACAGTAAACACTGCCGTCAAAATTAGTGCCGTATAAATATCACGAGTTCCCATCCAAGCCATAGCAAAAACCAATATCTGCTTCGTAATATTTAATTTTAGATATTCCTCTGTAGAACGACTAAATTGTATTGATATAAATTTAGAACCAATGTTTAGCAAAATCATAACTATACCAGCAAAAAATTTACTATTATTTAGAAACATAATATGATTATGAATAAATTCGAATGAATCAGAAATCAAACTTGTCATATTATACTATTTACTATTATAAAATAATATAATATTTTTTACCTATGTAAAAACTATACCAAGAGAGAAAAAGTATTTCATCCTTTAGTTTTCGCTGTTATATTGGGACTTCTTAATCGCGAGTTCTATTGTTTCAGGTCCATATTTGTCGTTTAGGTCTTCCATTTTCTCTCGTAACCCCCTCTTGAATGAATTCAATGTTTCAGTTCCTGGAACAACAAATCCTTCATGTTCTCTGTATATGTAATAATAATAATACAATGTTGTTATAATAAATAATACAAATACCCAAAATATTTTTATATTATTAGACTTCATAAAAGGTTCTATATAATATAATATTTTATTTTTATTTATTTACATTATTACCAAAATTCTACTGTATGCTATTATATTTGACTACGATGTTTATGGGTATATCACGGCGAATCCCTCTTTTCTGTCTTCAGGATTCAACGGGGCCACATCAACAGAACTGAATGTATCCTTCGATACAGGAACCGTATTAGACTCCACAGGTTGAATTGACTCGTGAGCTGTTTGTGTATCAATTCCATCCTCTTCTTCTGTAGGCATAGTCATCGTTACTGTCTTTTCCTCTTCCTCTTCTACTTCTGGAGTAAGTGTTTCATCAATGCCTTCTGTGACAAACATATTTATAGCTATAATTAGGCATAATGCCACCAACAATCCTAAAGTTGTGTTATGACAAGTAAAATAAATTACTAATCCAATCAAGGCAATTCTTCCTAAAACGCTTTTGTTAACATCATTTATTATTCTTGGATTCATAAACATAACTATTAAAATCAATATAAATATACCAAATAAAACCTGAATTTTTTGCATTATCTATATAAAATAGATTATATAATTATTTCAGACCGTTTTTCAAATAATTATCTTAATTTTTAATAAGAGAATAGAATGTCTTTAGCAATTACAGCCGCATCAGTAGAAAATGATAATAATTATTCTGAAAATAATAATAACAAAAACGTTATTGACAACAAGAGACGTCATCATAATTCAAATGCGAAAACACAAAAATATAGGTCGCCTGAATTTGATATGGAAAAAGTAAAATCTGTTATTAATTCTTTACATAATAATAGTAATGATGATAATGAATTAGCTGATTTTATACCCAACTCCATTTCTAACACAAATAATAATAAAATCACTCCACCCGCCATTGAACAGTTTACTGCTCTAAATCCATTAAAACCTCCTGAATCCATGAGACAAGGTCAAAAAGAAGCATTTCAATATGACAGCTCAGTTCCGCAACCTGTTCAGGATGATAATATGGATTTACAAGACTTAAATTCCACATTTTTAAATGACGCTCAGGTTAGAGACTATTATAGAAAATTAGTGCCTGATTTTCGCAACAAAAATACTTCTGTTCCTGAGGGTAATGGTAACAATATGATTAGACAAAATAAATATAGTAACATGTTAGAAACACCTGCTACAAATGACGTATTATTAAACAAACTAAATTATATGATTAATTTATTGGAAGACCAGCAAGATGAACGCACAAATAATGTAACAGAAGAAGTTGTATTATATTCATTTTTAGGAGTTTTTATTATATTTGTCGTGGATAGTTTCGCGCGAGTTGGGAAATACATTCGTTAAACTACATTATAACTGTAAAATGTATTTTATATTTTATATTTTATATTTTATATTTTATATTTTAATAATTTATAATATGGTTAAAATTTTTACAATGGTTAAAGGAGAAAATGATATTGTTGAGGATTGGGTTTTATATCATGGTAGTATATTTGGTTATAAAAATATTTATGTTATAGATAATTATTCACGTGATGGAACATATGAAATATTGCTTAAACTCAAGAATACATATAATATAAATATTTGCCGTCTTCCAGATTACAAAAGAAAAGGTGACTATATGGCGTCTTTAATAAAAACCTTTAGTAAAAATGAGTTTGTATTTCCAATTGATATAGATGAATTTATCGTTTATTATGATAAAACAACAAATCAAATTAGTTGCGACAACGAAACTATTTATAATAACTTAAAAATATTACCACCTATGTCTTGTTATAAAATGAATTATATTATGTCTAAAATACTAATTGAAAATGGATATAATCGAGCAGCAATTGAGAGTCTGTATGGTTCCTATTCAGATTACGGAAATCTTGCTAAGTCATTTTTTCATTCTATTTTTTTTAAGGGATATTTAGACCATGGTAATCATTATCAGACAAGTAATTATTTTTTAAGTAATTTTTGTTTAGTTCATTATCAGTGTCGAAATTTAGAGCAAATGAAGAAAAAGGTATATAATAATGTTTTAGGGCTTGGACATAATCCATTCGATATAAAAAGACTTATAGAAACTTCTAAAAATATTTATGACGGAATACACCATATTAATAACCAAATAAGTATTTTACAAAATACTTATAAGTTACCTATAAGTTTTTTAGAACCCGCCGATATAAATTTGGAACCTATTTCTAAAAAAATATTATCTATCGATTTATAAAAAATATGAACAACCAAAATGTCGAAATAGTTGTGGCTAGATATAATGAAAAACTTAACTGGTTAGATGAGTTTCCATTTAACCAATTTGTGTATACTGTTTACAATAAAGGTATAAACCAAGAGTTCAATAAAACAAATGTATCCAAAATAATCGATTTACCTAATGTGGGAAGATGTGACCATACATATTTATATCATGTAGTTGAAAACTACAATAACTTAGCACCAATTACTGTATTTTTTCCTGGTTCTATTGATTGTATGGAGGGAAAAAAAAATAATGCTATTAGAATATTGGAAAATATAAAAAAATATAAAAAGGCTATATTTTTAGGAACAAATTGCGGCAATGTTAAAACCCATTTTGACACATTTACCCTAGATAATTGGCATTGTTCAAATAGTGATAATAGAGAATTACATCCAGAATCAATATTATCGCCAGCTATTATACGTCCATTTGGAAACTGGTTTAAATATCATTTTGGGAATATTTCCGTCAAATATTATTGTATTCATGGAATTTTATCTATACATAAATTTGATATTATTAAACATCCATTAATTCGGTATCAAATTTTAATAAACACAGTCGATAAAACAAGTAATCCTGAGGTAGGGCATTATATAGAGCGTAGTTGGGCCGCAATTTACCACCCATTATTATTTACAAAAATTATATAATATAAAAATGATTAGCAAATTACTAGCACGTCATTTGATTTAAACGTGTTATATGCGAAGTTATAGAAAAAATATGCTGTTGGTGATACTACCAATGGACACGTTTTTTTCTGGATATTTCTGATGATACAATCATTATCGCTTGTATCTTCAATCATTAAATATCGAAATCCTTTATTTTCTGGTTTCTCTAATATAGACCATAATGCCACCTTAAATCCTTGAATAAATACTTCTCTAGTTAACACTTTTCCATTTATCGACGCAATACAGCAAATAATTTCTTTCTCTTTTTTAATAAAAGTACAAGTCTTTTTAAAAATATAAGCAGCAACTATTTCCCCATCCAATACCAGCATAACAATTAACACGTTTTTTGTATTAACTAATTCTATTATATTGCTCATCTCCGGTATAACGGTGAGACCCCATTTATCTGTGGTCTCTTTAATAAAATTATATAAATAGTAAATATTTTGTTTGTCCCCCGTCAATATATTAATATTCGACGAAAGAGACAAAGGTTTACGCCAATTTCTCATACTAAAACAATGTGATTTATATACTGTTAACGGAATAATGCCTGTTAATTCGTCTTCTCTCTTAAATAAAGAGACACTTATATTTCGATTTAAGTGACTTTGATTATATTCGTGTGTTTGAATTAATTGAGGGGCAATGTTTTTCTTTCGGAAACCCTTATCTACACAAAGATAGTCCACATAATATACATTCATAGTTATTGGTTTCCGTTTTTTAGTCTTATCAATAAAAGATACGTGTAATGGTCTGCTTGTTATGACTCCAACCAATTTTTGATGTTCAACCGCTGTATTTGTTTTGTTGTCTAACAAAGTATCGGGTTGCCAATAAAACGACCAAAATGATTTCTGACTATGGCCTATAAAGTAGGGCAAAATATTATCCTTTTGTGGTATATATGAATTTTCGTTATTGCGTAAATAGTTTAATTGGACTAATATTGTAAAATCGGAAATGTTCTCTTGGTTTAAAATATCGTATGAAATCGTTTTAATATTTTTAAAATTCGTATATCTATTTTTACTGGGAAGTTCTTTGTTTATAATACCAACATTTACAAACCAATAATAAATGTCATAAATATGAAATACTGGTTGTATAGCCCAGAAACGAAATTTGACTCGAACATATAGCAAAAAAAGAATAATTAATAAAACAATTATTCCTAAAATGTATGGTATAGAATACAGTAGAATACTTGTAGCAGTTCTAAAAAATGTATTCGGATTATATGTAGTATTATTGTAGCAAAAATGCTCAAATATTGTAGAATTCATAAAATATAATTATATTATGAATTATACAAGTTTACGATAAAACAACTAGTTATTGTGGTATAGTTATTGTGGTATAATTATTTTTCTATGATAACCTCTTTCGCTACATTAGTAATTATTTTTTCATAATTTTTGCTTTGTTCTTCCATTGTCATTCCAGACATGGAATTCGAAATAATTTTAAGATATAAATCATTCTTTTTAGAATCCGAATAGGCGCAATCCGGGTTTTCTTTTTTCCATTCCCCTATTTGTCCAATACTTTTATAAGCTACTTGTTTTATTGCCTTTGTTAACATTTGTTTCTCCGAATCCTCTTTTTTCCATTCATTATTATTTTTAATATACAATATTTCTCTCTTTATATCGCTGCAATGTATTGGACGTTTAAATTTATCTAATCCGTTTAAATTTTTATTGATTATTCTAGAAACACCTTCTACATATCCGACTCTGCCTGTTGTCTCCAAATCATTTAATTGGATTTTTATATTTTCTACAAATTCGTCTATATTTATTGCGTCTTTACATTGTTCATTTAGAAAAAACTGTAAATTAAAAGTGTTATTGCTATTCGTATTGTTTGTATTGTTTGTGATATTATTGTTATTATTTGTTACTGAACTCTTATCTTTATTTATTATTTCCAATATTAAGTTTTTAAACTCAGCATTTTCCTTAATAAGCAGTTTTATTATTTCCTTATC